TTTTGCAGGCAGAAAGTGCTTGTCTTTTATTGCAAACTACCGTATAATATAGTCTTAGAAAGTTGAAAAGGAACTAGATTATGAAACAGTTAAATGCTTATATCGCCAAGAAAAACCAATGGAATGCCATCTTCAAAAGCACCCAATATTGTTTGGACACCCAAGCAGATCGTCAGCGTTTGGCATCTTGCATTGACTCTGATTTGAGTCCTGAGAATTTGACTTGTGATGGTGAACTTCCACGAAGTGTCGTCCAAGCAAAATACAAAGAGTTGGTTTATGCTGCAACCCAATTGAAAAAATTGGATCCTACAGTTAAATTTTATGAATTTGAATAAGGAAGTATTATGAGCAGAATGTCTGATTTACATATTGATGTTATGAACGCTATTGAGCAGGGGATGTCAGCTAAGTTTCTGGTGGCGACTTTTGGTATCTCGTTTGATACTGCTGATCAGTTGATTGAACAACGATACGAAGAAGAACTGTGCAAGCAACATGAAATGATGTCACATGCTGCAGAGTTGGAGAACTTTTCTCCCTTTGACACTATGAATAGTTAAGGATTTATTATGAAAATTGAAACAGCAATCAAAGTGCTCGAGCAAGAAAGACAATTTCTTGGAATGGGTTTCTTGGAAGTTTTACAAGACATCCAAAAACATGGTAAAATGATTTACAGTGAACGAACTGTTGAAGCATATGAACGATTTATGATTGATGGTCGCAAACTGTTTGCACCTGTGGGAGAAGAATAATGAATTATAAAGAAGCACAATTAGCCACTTTCCGTTTTGATAAAAGTCATGGATCGTTTTTCGATCGTGGTTCAGCTGACTCTTATTATGGTCGTGATCGTAACCCACATCGTGGTGGTGTTGGTGGTATGTCTGGTCCACGCATTGAAGCAGATACCGAAGCTGAGTTTGAAGCATATCATGCAGGGTATGATTATAATGAAGAATTTGGTGATAGAAAGAGTTGGGATTAAAACCCCACAAGTCTTACTGGAGGAATATCCGTGGCAGACTTTAAACAGCCAAAACAGCAGTCTACATCTACAGGTCGTTGCGTCCTTTGACTGAGAGACTATAAAGAAAGAGTCATAAACTGATGCAGTCTATTTTTGCTGGTTACAGACTATAAAGAAAAACCAGCACTAATTTTGAAGGAGATTGATTATGTTAGCATACTGTGATTATATGGCAAAAGTGATACATGACTCTTTGAAAAAAGATTCTCATGTATATGGATCTTTCGTGGACTCAGTTGGAAAAGTAAACTGGGATCTGGGAAAGAATGGTGAGTTCCTAACAACCAAGAAAACAATGACTGTGGTTGATAGGAATGGTAAGAATTATCGTATTATTGTTGAGGAAGTTTAATGAATAAATTTGCAGTGAAAAGAATGCAGACCGAGCGTCAAGAAGAAATTATGCTCATCTGCCAAGAAGAGTGTGCTGAAGTTGCGCAAGCGATAAGTAAGGTATTCCGATTCGGTGTTGATGGAGAACATCTTGGTGCAACGAATCGTGAACGACTCGAAGAAGAAATTGGTGACTTGCTTTGCATGATTGAAATGATGACTGAAGAAGGAATTATTGATGCTTCAGTGGTTGCAAATGCAGCACAAGCCAAGCGAGCAAAGTTAGCCAAGTGGTCTAACATTAAGGAAATGGTATGATTCAAATAGAAAACCTAACTGAGTATCAAGTGGAGATGCTAGACCATATGTGGTCTTTGGATTCATTGGAAGAATACGAAGAATGGTATGATCTATTAGATGAGGAAGACCAGCAACTTGCAGATAGTTTGCAACAAATGATTATTCTCGCAGAGATGGATAATGTAATGGGCGACTGCAAAGATGCAAAGGAAGTATTAAAGAAATTTGCCTTGTAAGGAAAGAAAGTGTATAATAAACGAATGAAACCTAGAGATCCGATTGCAAAGGATTTGCGCACTCCAAAGTATCGCATGCGTACAGTGGAGAGCAAGGTTCAGTACATTCGTCAACCAAAGCACAGGAAAGCCAATCATGAGTTTCAATAAAGAATATGAGTTTGGAAGATCTGATGGTCTATTGAAGACTGTCATTATCAAAGAACATAATATGAACACATCTTATGCAACGATAGAATTTACAATCAAGAATAAGTTGACCGATGAACACGGAAAGACTATAATTGATAGTGGACATACATCTTTTTTCGATCCAAGAGAATTCGCTGAGTTCTTTGGACCAATTGTTAATGATTTAAAAGTGAGTATAGAGAATGCAAACAGTATTCAAGAATGATAAAGAGTTTGACGAATTTAAAACATGGACTTTAGGATTACTACACGATGAAAATCTCAAGTCAGATATGCGTGTTACTTTTACCAAAAAAGATGGTACAGAGCGTAAAATGCAATGCACCCTCGTCTCAAGTAAAATCCCAGCAGACAAACAACCAAAGGGTCTCAGCGAAAGTGAGACTGCCAGCACTTCTGGATCCGCAGTTCGTGTCTTCGATACAGACATCGGAGAGTGGAGAAGTTTCCGTTGGGACTCCGTAACTAAAGTGGAATTTGAACTATGAAAACATTTGATATAAGCAAAGAAGAATATGTGGCAGTGTTACAAACAGAAGTAGAAACACTACGCAGATATTATTACGATCCACATGCTGAAGGCACTGGACATTTTAATACTGCAATTTCTGTATTAGAGCAACGAATCAAAGAAATTGAAATGGGAAATGAACATGGTTAAGATTCTAGTTATATTAGCAATCGTGGTTGTATTGGCAATTGTGATGCCAATTGCAACTATTTGGTCACTCAATACATTGTTTCCTGTATTAGCAATCCCTATCACATTTGATACTTGGATTGCAACAATCGTCCTTGGTGGAGTGGTTGGAGGTAGCACTGGATTATCATTTGGGAGTAAGAAATGAATTACGCATTAACACCAGAACAGAAAAAGGATTTACAAGGTGCTATTCAAGAGATTAGCAATTCCATGTTGCGTTCAGAAGCAGAACGAGATCTAATTAAAGAAATCGTTAAAGAACAGTCTGATACATTGCAAATTCCTAAGAAAGTTATTTCCAAGATTGCAAAGACTTTCCATAAACAGAATCTCGCCCAAGAAGTTGCAGACCATGAGGACTTCGTGGAACTGTACGAGAAGATTACAAAGTAATCCCCTACATCTTGTAGGGTTATTGCAAAGAGTGCTTGCCTTTTATTACGACTTGATGTATAATAGATACTATATTATGGAGGTTTATACCTATGGCGACAGCAAAGCGTAAAGCAAAGGGACATGCAATCATTGCATCCCGCAAGGAAATCATTAAGAATGAGCCGATTGTCACTCAAGACAAATACACATCAGAACTTAATGCAGCACTGACATGGTACTCAGAGCATTTTAATGAGAAACAACTTCTCAAATTTGCTCTGGAACATTTTGTCATTACTGCAAACAAACCTGCTGTGTTGGCTATCAATAAAGCAACCGATTCAGAAATTCGTCAGTTGGCAATCATTTGTCGTCTGGCTGATCGTGAACAGTATCTCACTGACAAACACAAACAGTTTATCACTGACACTGCTGATTCTTTAATTAAGAAATACAAAGTAGTTAAAGAAAAGAAAGCAGTTGTTGCAGCACCATCCAATGTCATTTCAATCCAGCAACGCATGGAAGAAAAAGCACATGAATTAGCTGGTGAGATAGAAGGAGCAATTGATGACTTTATCACAAGTAAGGGCAAGACAACTTTCTCGACAAAGAATTATCTTTTGGCAAACTCGGTTGCAGCACCGATTGCAAAACGAATCGGAGAGTTATTTGTCAAAACATCAAACGAACTGCACGAAGCAATCGCTGGTGAAGACGAACAACTTGTTGAAGGATATTCCAACTTCACAAAACGAGAACTAAAGAAGTTTGCTGAGTTCGTTGATTCAATCATTTCTGATTGTCAACAACAAGTACAGACTGCTAAGGCATCTCGTTCACCACGCAAGCGTAAAGCAGTGCCACCAAGCAAGGTGGTTAGCAAGATGAAGTTTATGCGAGAATTCGCAGAGTTGGGTCTCAAGTCATGTAAACCAGAAGATATTCTGTCAAGCACAGAACTGTGGGTATACAATACGAAATACCGTAAGGTTCAAGTTTACAAGGCTGACATGGGCACATTGTCTGTGAAGGGAACTACAGTTATTGGATTCAGTATCAAAGACTCTCAGTCAATGACACTCCGCAAACCAGAGGAATTCTTCAAAGGATTATCAATGGGTAAGCGAGCACTCAATGGTGCTATTAAGAAAATTACAACAAAACCTACGACTCCAAATGGTCGTATTAATGAAGAGTGTATCTTGCTCGGAGCATTTTAAATTATGATATTAGTTGATTATTCGCAAGTGGCTCTTGCAGCAATTTTGTCTTTCCAGCGTGAGTTGAAAGGTGATGAAGCAGAAGTAAAGAATCTGATTCGCCATGTAACTCTGTCCACTCTGAAATCGTATAAAAAGAAATACGGTAAGGAATACGGAGAACTTGTAATCTGTTGCGATGGTCGTAAGTACTGGCGCAAAGAAGTTTACGAACATTACAAAGCATCTCGTAAAAAGATGCGTGACAACTCGGACTTGGATTGGAAGTTAATCTTTGATACTCTATCTGAGATGCGTGAAGATATTGGAAAGTATTTTCCATGGAGAGTTATCCATGTAGATCGTGCCGAAGCCGATGACATCATTGCTGTTATGACAGAATGGGTTCAGAGCAATGACTTGATCATTCAAGGATTGATGGAAGAGCCACAACAGATTTTGATTCTATCATCTGATAAGGACTTCAAACAATTACAGTTGGCTCCATTCTCATCTGGAAATGTGCGTCAGTGGTCACCAATGCAGAAGAAATTCATTCAAGCATCGAAGCAAGAGATTATTGACTTCACAGTTGAACATATTGTCAAAGGTGATACAGGTGATGGTATTCCAAACATCCTATCAAAGGATGATGTGTTTGTTTCTGGAGAAAGACAGAAACCTGTTAGTTCTAAACGACTTGCTGAATTCCTTGAAAAGGGTATTGATGCTTGTCGCAGTGATGAGGAGCGTCGTAACTGGTCAAGGAATGCTAATTTAGTTGCATTTGATAATATCCCAAAAGATGTAAAGGATACAATTGTCACCACTTACCTAAATAACAAACCAAAGGGTGATAAAATGACAGTGATGAACTATCTAATTGAACACCGATGCAGATTACTACTAGACGAACTTGAGGATTTTTAATGAGAAAATATGTCACAGAATTATTAGAAGAAATGAATGGTAATCCTGACTTAATTGAACAGTATGCAAGAGATCCTGTTTATAAACAGATTCTAACTCAGTTGTTTGAGTATGCATTCTTGACAGAAAAGAAATGGGCATTACCAGAAGGTGAACCACCATTTAAACCTGCAGCTGAACCATTGGGTATGACGGAGACAAATTTGTATGCAGAGTTCCGTAGATTTTATGTATTTAATCGTGTAGACTTAGCACCATTAAAGCGTGAGTCATTGTTTATTAATCTACTTGAAGGTATACACCCAAAGGAAGCAGAAATGTTAATTGCTGTGAAAGACCAGAAGTTACATAAACTGTATAGCAAGATTACTAAAACCGCAGTCGCAAAGGCAGGATTTATTCCAAATGATAACATTAAAAGTAAAAAAGACTAATACTGGAAACGAAACTCCAGCAGAAGTCCGTTCCATAACAGATGGGATCTTAACAGTTCTAATTAAAGATTTTGAAACTGCAAGTCTTGTTGCAAAACAATTCACAAAGAGCAGTGAAAATCTTTGGACAACTAATGGCGGTGAGTACAGCTGTGAGATTACAGATGACATGTTCAATGGTGGAGAGATTCTAGTAAGAGTTCCTAAAAAATAGTTTTTGACTTTTACCCAAAGTTAGGGTAAAATAGTTGTTATGAAACCTTCTCTTGAATTCTTTGCAACATTGGGTCAGTATGTATATCAATATATTGACTCAGATGGAAAATCTTACTACACAGGTAAGGGAAATGGTGATCGTTGTTACTCTCATGTAGCTGACAAGGCATTTAATCCTGACGAGTGCTACATCGTTGCTAAGAATTTAGAGAAGTTTGAAGATAAGAAAGACTGGCAGTCATTCTTGTTAGAGTCTTATTTGATTGTTACACAAAATCCAGATGGCAATAGTGTGTCTGGTCATTATAAGGAATGCTTTGTTATGTTACCATTGTCCTCAATGTTCTCTGATTTCAAGTCAGAGCAATATGATAACTTTGCCAGTCTACCTGACTGGTACATGAATAACTACGATGTATTTCGTGGTAAACTCAGAGAAGTTAAAATCAATTCCACAACTACATTCATATTGAGTTCTGCTCGAAGTGCAATGTACTTCAGTTTTTATTGGGATGCTAACTCAGAAGATCCAATTCGTGTCACTATCGAAGTTGCTGATAACAACGAAGACAAGAAAGCCAAGATTAGCCAGTGGTTGATTAAGTTGGGTTATGATACTCATGCTGGTGATAACGAGAAGAAAATATCAGTGTTTGCAGCAAATATTGATGATGTGATTAGTTTGTTTAAACAATTTATGATTTGAAAGGAATATCATGCCTAATTGGTGTTATAATACTGCGACAGTTTCACACGAAGATAAAACAAAGATTGATGGTCTTGAGCAAGAACTTCTGAAGGAAGATGCACAACCATTCAACTACCTAAGACCTAATCCCGCAGGTGAGTGGGACTATGGTTGGTCATGCGAGAATTGGGGTTGTAAGTGGGATGTTTCCATGATGGATTGGGAACGACAAGATGACAATACGATTGT